GAGATGCAGATCGGTTCTTTAAGCGAGGCGCACGGCAAGCTGGACGAGGCGAGCGGTTCCTGAGAGAAGGCCGTGGTCTTGCCCGTCAGGGGGCCGAGGCTCTTGAACGGTCGCAAGGTCGCTTTACGGGTCAGGGTTATAAGCAGTTTATGGATCCGTACCTTGAAGAGGTTGTGAGGGCGGGTCAAAAAGACATTAGGGAGCAAGGCGCACAGGCCATGAACCTAGAGCGTGGGCGTGGTTTGGGCGCGGCTGCACTGGGTGGAGCGAGCCGTGCGAACCTCGAAGCACGTAAGGTTGCTGAGCAAACGGCGGAGTCGGCTACGGACCTAGGTAGCCGTCTACGGTCTGAAGGTTTCCGTGATGCAATGACTCGGGCAGGTAGTGCCTTTGAATCTCAAAAGGGTCGTCAGCAAACGGCAGGTCAAGCCTTTGGGAATCTTGGTGTAGGCATGGGTCAGATGGCAGGGCAGCAGGCCAACATCGGGCGCGCAACCATGGGTGCGGGCACTGGCATGACTGGTATCGGCACGGGCATTGGATCGTTGGCAGGCGGACTTGGATCGGTTGGTACATCGCAGGCCAAACTGGCGGGCTTGGGTCAGCAGCTGTCTCAGAGCGACATCAACATGCTCTACGGCATGGGCAGCAACCAGCAACGTCAGCAGCAGGCGGAACTGGATGCGATGCGCATGAACCAGTATCAGAACTACATGCAGCCATATCAGCAGCTTGGGTTCTACTCCGACATCTTCTCTGGCGTACCGTCGTCACAGATCAGCTTTACAATGCCGCAGCAGCCTAACCCATATACTCAGATTGGTGGCTTGATGATTGGTGCAGGTGGTGCCATGGGGGGATATGCATGAACGTAGCTAACCGCAAACTGTTCGCGAACCGTGATGCACGGAAAAAGCTTGCTGAAATGGGTGGTATCCTAGCCTCGTCTCCAGAACTTCTGGGCGAGGCCATGACGTTTGCAAATGGCGGGGAAGCTGAAGTTGAGCAATACGTTGTAATTATCCGTGGTATAAATGGGGGTCGGCCCATTCGGTTACGCGGTGACACGCTTGCAAGACTACAGGATCTCGTACCTGAGATCATGCAACAGGCGTTTGTTATGGACGCCGCTACTGCGGCTGAACGTGGTGTGGATGTAAACAGACTTCGTCCAGGTGATGCGTTTGTTGAGCGTCAGTTAACACCCGCTGCACCTGTGCCCACGGTCCAAGAATCTGTGGACGACCGCAGCATTCGCGACATCGATCGTGAGGGTTTAGCGTCGACATATGACTACAACCCGTTGAGTGGAAACTTCACTGAGCAGAGCCTTTCAGAGTTGTTGACCCCCCCAACGAACCAGATGGTTCAGATGGTTGAGTCTGGACTACAGTCTTTGGGTGTTGATGATCCAAACAAACCGTTAGTTGCGCAAGTTGATCCTAGTCTCGTAGCTCGACTTTCGTCTCCCCCCATGTATGACGTGACGGGGTTTGGGGAAGCATTTCAAGATGTTCTTCCTAATTTCACAAACGCAACGACGCTTGATTTCACAAACGCAACGATGCCTGCGCCAGAGGCATTCACTATGGATGACTCAACACAACGGATAACAGACGCCGCACTTGCTAACGCCGCACTTGGCCCTGTAAATATCCCACAAGAGGAAGATGAAGATGCGCTATTGGCTCAAGCTCAGGCGCTTTTGTCTGATGAAGCTAAAGCTCGTATTAACAGTGGAGATATACAAGCAACTGTAGAAAATGCTTCTAAGCTCTTGGCTTCCGAAGAACGAGCCGCAGCTACGGAGAACGACGGTTTTGTTCCAGTGATTTTAAACCAAGGGACACCAAGCATGGCGGTCTTTGATTTTGACCCAGCAACAGGGGAGATCCGTCCACGAGGCACGAATGCAGAGATTATGTTAATCGGCGGTGCCAACGCAGAAGCCAACGTGCAGAAGATGGTTATAGATCAATATAATCTCGAAAAAAACATAGCTCCTAGAGCAGAGGCGGAACGAGTCGCAGACGCCGCTCAACAACAGTTTGAGGCTACTGGAACAGGAGCAGATTTAGCTGCGGCTGCGGAAGCACGAAGAAAAGCTACAGATCTTATGAACACCGAAATGATACCGCTACCCTCTGCGGTGGATCAAGTTCTTAGCCGAACACAAACATTTAAAGACGTGCCATACGCATTAGACGAAATGGAAACGGAGCTTGCAGACGCCGCTAAAGCCGTTGCTGAGTCAGCAACCAACAACCCAGAAAATAAGGAAACTGTTCTTGACGCTACGGTGCTAAACTTTGACGAGCTTGTAAAGAAGTATCAACCGCGTGGCCCTGGCCCATATGAAGATGGGTATGTGTTTCCAAAAGGCGACGGAGAAAAAGGCGGCGACGGAGAAAAAGGCGACGACGAAGAAAAAGGCGACGACGAAGAAAAAGGCGACGACACACCAGACCCGACAAGTATGTCCCGTGCCGACAAATTAGATAAATACTACAGCGATCTACAAAAACTGTTTGGCTTTTCGGACAAAGACAAAGCACAAGACGCCGCAATGCTCATGGCACAGTTTGGTTTTGCCATGGCAGCAGGTCAGTCACCTAACGCTATAACCAACATCTCCAACGCCGCAAGTGCAGCATTGGTCCAGCTTCGTGAGTCTCGTGCATCAGATCGTGCGCGAGATGATAAGTTGAAAGAGATAGCGTTCACTGAGTCTCTTGCTGATAGACGAGCGGAAGAGAAGTTTACTCGGGATCTTGAGTTGGCGTCAGCAAGAATAAAAACAGATAGCGGGTTTGAACCTCTGCCTCGGTTCTCCGAAGCTTTGCAAAGTAAGATTGACGAGTTGCGTAAGAACCTATCCTATTATGGTCAGCCTACAGAAGTGATACGTCGTGTTGCGCTTGAGGAGCTAAGACTGTCTCCCGCTTATAAGGAACAGGCAGACTCTCTTCTCGAAAGCGACCTTTCGGGTTCCGGTGTTACTTTAACTACTGACCAATATAAAGTCGGAGAGATAGTAACTGACCAAGTACATGGTAAAATAAAATACTTAGGTGACGGTAAATGGCTACCGATCGACTAATCCTACCCGAAGGTTTTGTACCAACACCGGTTGAGGACGTTCTTCCTGAAGGCTTCGTACCAACTCCTGTTGTTCAAGAGGAGGAGGAAAAAGGTACTTTTCAAGACATCGGTCAGGGCATAGGTGCAGGGGTCGTGAACATCGGTCAGGGGCTCGTGGAACTTGGTGCTGCGGGTGTGGACGCTGCCATGGACACGAACTACAGTAAAGATGTTACTGATTTTTTCGAAAGCACCAAAGAGTATTTAAACTTCACCCCTACAGGCGGTGCGGGTAAGGTTGCTGAAGGTGTGGTTACGTTTGGTTCTGCCGTTATCCCGATTGTTGGCTGGTTAGGACGCGCTAACTCTATAGCCAAAGGCGCAAAAGTTATACCCGCGACAAGTCGTTTTGGTCGCACAGCGGAAGCTTTTGGCAACTCAGCCTTGGGTAAAACGATGCTTGGCAATCGAGTCAAGCTTGCTGGAACCACGGCCCTTGCTACTGGGGCCGCGGATGTTTTCATTGCACCCAGTACATTTAATACTTTGTCAGATAGTTTTGACGCACTGCCCGATGTTCTCAAGACAGAGGCCGACACAGGATTGACTGGGTCGGATGAGGCCTACCGTCGATTACGGAACAAGTTCCGCATTGGGGCAGAAGGTTTTGGTCTTGGTCTTGGTTTTGAGGCGGCACTGCCTGTTGTAGGGACGGCGGCGCGGATGCCCGCATATATCCCAGGTGTTCCTCAAGTAGCGCGTTTGTTTACAAACGGGTTTGATAAACTTGCTGAGAAGCTATCAGGTGGACGTTTAGAAAAATACTTTACTGCAAAAGGTCTTGCTCCTCGTGAGATCTATGAAGGTATACAAGATGTGGAAAACGTAGCTAAAAGCTCGGTTCGAGAAGCAGAAAAAAGATTCCAAGCTTTTGAGAAAGCGGCGAAGAAAGTTGTAAAATCCTCCAAATTATTCGGACGTGGCAAAGATGGTATAGATAAAGCGTACAACGATTTATACACCTATTTGACTGGGGGCTTTGACGTAGACGAATTGTCTAAACGCTATGGGTCGGAAGTTGCTAAAGCGGCAGAAAACATGCGGTCCCAAGTTGATGGCATGACTGACATCTTTATGAAAAGCGTAGAAGACGTTCCAGACACAGTTCTAAATGCGCAAGCCAAAGCCTCCCTTGTTAAACAGTTTTCTGACAGCCAGGGAAAGTACCTTCGTCGTCTGTACGAAGTGCACTTAAACCCACAAGAGTTTGTCGCTAACCCAAAGCTGTATGAAAAAGCAGTCAAAGAAGTTGCCGGACTAATCCAGAAGAAAAGCGGGTTAGTTGGTGATGAACTTATGGCAGAAGCCACTAAAGTTGTTAACGGTACACTCCGCGGAAATGTGGTCGATGCGGGACTCTCCGTTGACAATGTTCTTGCCCGTTTAGACAGCGCCTTAGTCGCCGCAAAGAAACCCGTGGGTCCATCAAACAAGATCATAAAAGAACGCTCTTTGTTTAATATTTCGCAGGGCATGTTAAAGGATCGCCTGAAGTGGATGGAAGCCGCCCCTACCCTGCGAGAATTGATGGGCGAAATCAAAAGCCCAAAAGAATTATACCTCCGCACCGTAAACGACATGGCAGAAACTATCTCTGCAAACCAGTTTTACCGCTCCATTCCAGTTGAAGACATCAACACTGCCGCAGGTAAACTTGCTGCGGGTGGTCGTCCTCTTGCTATCAATGGTCGAGACGTTGTTGGAAACACAGAACTAGAGAAACGCTTGGCAGATCTCAACTACAAACGAATGGGTGAGTTTGCTACAGATGAGGCCGCAAAGAAAATGAGTTTGGCGGAACAAGCTTTCGGCGGACAGTATGGAGCTTTGACAGGACACTACGTCCCCGTTGAGATTGCTGATTCTTTGACGATAGCTGGGCGCGTAAACAGCCCACTACAAGAAGCTCTGGCTTTGTCTCTGCAAGCGAAGGGTTTGTCCCAGATGGCAAAGACTGTTCTTAACCCACTGTCTCAGATCCGTAACTTTAACTCAGGGATCTTTATGGTTGGTGCGAATGGCAACGTCGCTCGTGATATGGACCTGATGGAAAGTGCGCGGCTAACGATTGGCAAACTGGCGGATATGGAAGATGCCGAGTTTGCTAAGACCTTTAACATATTGCAAAAGGCTGGAATCGTAGAACAGAACTACGTTGTCAGCGAATTTCGCGACCTGCTAAAAGAAGGGGCTGACCTAAAAGTCTCTGGCAAAGTCTCCGATATGTCCAAAAAAGTTCTGAACAAACTTCCATTTGTCCAGTCCATGCAGAAAGTTTACTCAGGAACAGACAACTTTTGGAAGACTGTTGGGTATATGGGGGAAAAGGCTAAGTACACTAACGCTATCCGCCGTGGAACTCAAGGGACAGCGGCAACGATGGATGACATTGCCCAAGAGTTTAGAAACGCTAATCTTGCTCCTCGCACCTCGGAACTTACAGGAGAAATGGATTTCTTAGATTTGATGGCAACGGACATTGTCAAGTCTACGATGCCGACCTACAGCCGTGTGCCAGAGGTGATTAAGCAAATCCGTAAGATTCCTTTTGTCGGTAACTTCATGGCGTTTCCAGCGGAGATTGTTCGTACCACAACGAACATTACTCGGCAGGGGATGCGGGAACTTGGATACAAAGTTAGTCCCGAACTAGCTGCAAAACTTGGTCCAAAGAAAGCGGCCCAACTCCAAAGACAAATTCGAGCAATTGGTGCGAAGCGTCTGAGTAACTACGCAGCCATGGCGTATGTTACACCTATTGCTGTACAAAAAGCTGCAATGGAACTGACCGATTTCACACAGGAACAAATGGATGCACTGCAACGTATGGCTCCTTGGTTCATGAAAGGTCATACGCTTGTCCCAATTCGTAACGAGAAAGAAGACGGTAAGCCGCAGATTGAGTACATCGATCTCTCTTACATGATGCCATACGATTTCATGGTTGCGCCTGTTCGTGCTGCGATGCAAGCGTACGCTGAAAAGGGTGAAATTACGGACTCTGAGTTAGATAAGATTGGCACAGCTATGACAGAAGCTGTCCTAAAATTTACAGAGCCATTTGCTTCAGAGGGTCTACTGGCAGAACGCATTGCAGATGTTACTCTTCGTAACGGTAGGACTAAAACTGGTTCCGAGATCTTTATTGAGGGTGAGAACGGCGTGGATCGTGGCTGGAAGACGGTCAACCATATTATGGGTGGCTTTACCCCAGGTATAATTGAAATGTTTTATCGCGAACGGGGCGGTGAAATGGAACCTGGTCGCATCTCTAAAGCTGCAATGGGAGAACCTGGTCGTTATGGCGAAGAATATACGTTAGCTGGGGAAGCCGCAAGTCTACTTACAGGCTTCCGTGAAATGAAGGCAGACTTAGATAAAAACTTTTATTACAAAGGTGCAGAGTTTACCTCGAAGCGTTCTGACTTGATTGGTAGTTTTACCAGTTTTGCGAAACGCAACGATGTGACTCAAGACGAAATCTTGGATAAGTTTATTCGAGTTAACCAAGACTTGATGAAGGTGCAAGCAGACATGTTTGCAGATATCCGTGCCGCGCAAGAATTAGGGTTGTCCCGCAGTGAAATCATTAGGCAACTGAAAGAAAAATCCAAACTCGGGACAGAAGAACTGGGGTTGTTGTTGCAGGGTAAGTTTCGTCCAATGATGCCCACAAAAAATTTATTAGAATCAATTATCATGGAGTCTAGGATTGAAGGCCAGCCACGACTAGCAAACGAGTTGCCAATTCGAAACATGGTTGCGATTGCCAATCAAATGAGGGGCCAGCCTCTTCAACCGCCTGAGACAGATACAGATACAGAGAGCCTTATATTGCCAGAGGGTTTTGTTCCAAATCCAGTTGTGGAACCTCAGAGCACTCCCACTGCTCCTGTGCCTATTATGCCCACGGCTCCTGCACCACAGGCGCAGCCTCAGAGCAATACGCGTTCGCTTCCGTTCTTGGGGTCTAATCCGATTGATGCGCTGCGGAACATGGAGATTCTACAGCGCATATCTGGGGGTCAATGATCTGTTTCGATTGTAACTTCGACTCCATTGCCGCCAAAAATCTTTACAAGGTCGTCAGCAGCAGCTTCCGTCTCTTCCAGAATTTCCATGTCGTTTGTCAACGAAGCAAGCTGTAAGGTTAAGTCAACAAACTCCATCAACATCTTGATCTGCATAGGATGCATGTCTTTTAAACCTAATGTTTTGCCAATGTTTGGATCAATCATTCTACTTCTCCCCAATCTGGTTTGATATCTACGTCGATTTTAGAGGGGACCTTGAGCGGTACGCCAGTCTCCATAATCTCCTTAATCCTGTCTGTCTGCTCTTGGCTCTCTATGTTAAAGCATAACTCATCGTGGACCGTGAGCATAGGAGTAAGTCCCTCGGTGTAGCAATCTAACATTGCTTTCTTTGTTTGGTCTGCCGCTGACCCTTGGATCAGCCTGTTCAGTGCCTTGTATGTGAAGGCGCGTTTAATACGTGGGCCGTACTCCTTCAGAGCTTCGTCGTACGGTAGGGGTTTGCCTACGCCGAAGGTAAGAGGCTCCCAAAGTGAAAACCTGCACTTACGGCCCAGTAGAGTGCGTATCTGTCCGTGGTCCGCTGCTTGTTTGGTAGCTGTGTCCGCCAAACCTTTAACGAACGGCACCTTGTTGTGGTGCTGCTTGATCAAGTTCTTTGCGTCTGCGGCAGGAATACCAAGCTGATCCGCAAGTTTAGCAACGCCCATGCCGTACATAATCCCAAGGTTTACTGTCTTGGCTTGCTTCCTCGTAATTCCGGCTAGGTCCGCCACCATCTGGTGCAGGTCCACGTCCCCTGTGTTGAACTCTTCAACGATGTCATCAACTACATGGTGCCGCATGTAATCAGGCATGGACGCTGCAAAGTGCACCAAGAGCCGCGGTTCTTGGCTCGAATAGTCGAACGATCCCCACTGGCAACCCTCTTCTGGGATGAACAGACCACGGATCATCTTCTTGATGTCTGGGTCACGCGCAGGAATTTGCTGGAGGTTTGGGTTCGACGACGAGAATCTACCCGTTACGGTCCCGCCCTCGTCCCGACGGGTGGAGTGCAATTCTGTATGGATACGTCCGTTGTGTTCGTGCCGCAGGATGCTGTCGATAAACGTGGCGTCTGCTTTGTCGAACTCACGCAACTTAACCAGAGCCTGACAGATTTTAGCTGGGTGATCATTGAGCCAAGATTTAGTAAACGATGGAGCATCACCGGATCGACTAACCTCTTGTTCTTCAACCGTCCCATCCTCTAGTATTACTTTCTTAGTTTCTATCCTGAGTGGGGTTCTCGGATACTCCATGCCCAACTTGTCAAACATCTTAGCAATCGAAGCAGAGGCCCAGATGTCGACCTCCGTCCCTGCTTCCTTTTCAATCTTTCGGCGCAGAGCGTCGGCTTGTTTCTTGATCAGCTTCTTGTTTCGGTCAGCCTTGTCCAGATCGACACGCACCCCATTGCTCCGCATGTCGAGCATACACGGAATCAGCCCTGTCTCGACGTTCCAAATCTCCCAGAGTTCCTGCTTCTCAAGTTCTATCTTCAACGCTTGCCACAGTTTAAGTGTCGCCACGGCATCCTGTTCTGCATAGGACCCCACATACTTGGGCGGAAGCAGGTACATGCCTGACTTAGGATCAACGCCCCACTCCTTGGCGGCGGCTTGCAGTAGCTTCTCATCTTTACGCAGGGACACATAGTCACGGGCCATTGCATCTAGGCCAAAGGACCAACGGTTCTCGTCAATCAGTGCGCCAGTGATCATCGTATCGATGATCCGGCCTTTGACTTCTACGCCCTCGGCCCGTAGCCATCCCGCATCGTAGGTCGCGTTGTGCATAATTACGTTCATGTCAGGCACAGACAGTTGTTTGGCAATCCATTTGAGCGTGAACTTCGGATCAAGGTTATGTCCGTTCTCATGCCTCATGGGGAAGTAACCTTTGTATTCCCCCGCAGCTACAGCTATCCCGATAATGTGCCCGTCTTTACGCGCCCATCCTGGCCCTAGAGTTTTGATGTTGGGATCATACGTCTCAAGATCCACAGCCACCTCTTTGTAGGAGGTCAGGTCAGGATACGCTGGTGGTATGTTCCAATCTACATCTATCAAATCCAACTCATGTTTGATCTGATGGTGTAGATCACTCCCGAATAGATTTCTTTGCATGGTTTCGTCTGCTCTCAATGAATTTATTTTTGCTGTTTTCTACTTGCTGCCAACGCACATGCGCCGATAATTCTGCAAGTATGTGGACGAATTGACTAGGTTCGAACTTCGCTACTCTAACACCATCCTCGTACACATTCATCCCATTATCTGTAACTTCCCAAGTATACCTCATTTTTCTCCCCCCAAAGCTGCGTACCCACAAATGTCCACCCATCCGTCCATGTGATTAGACTTCATCAACCGTGAACATTTCATCAGGATCATGCATACTGCCACCTGTTCTCTCGTTATCTTCGTACCAAGGAACACGGACCATAGATCTGCTATGTCTTGGAAGTTCTGTTTAGCGTCGCCGTAGTCTTTGTTGCGGTCCCCGTTGATAAGGTTCTCTGCCTGTTTGAGGATCTCATCTCGTTTCATATCGTGTACCTGTATTTGTTATTGCTCTGTAGAATGTAGAGGTTGTGCCTTGCCCGTGTGACCGCAACGTAGAACGCACGGTGCTCATCGTCAGGGTGGTCACTCTCCACACACGCTCTGGTCGACGCTAGATACACAACGCAGTTGTCATCCTCCCCACCCTTCATCGCATGGAAGGTGGAAAGTTTAATCCTCGGCTCTGATAACAGGTCATCGCCCCGTCTTTCCATCGCATCTATGTAGTCCCGCTCGGCTCCGCCCACGCGCATAACCTCATACGCACTCTGCTCTGGCCCCGCCAACAATCCAAACTCCTCCTGCAATCGATCCATGTTGAGCTCCGCATCGGGGGCCAACAGGTCTAGCATCTGGGTCGAGCCGCGCTTGACGACGGCGTTTTGCCCCTGCTTTGGAACTGATGAGTACAGATCCTTGATCCTTTGCAGCCCCACAGATTTGCCCGCACACAGATCATCCCATGTATACAGGTTCGCAACGAGCTTTTCTGACACACTGGGTCTGCCCTTCAAAGAATACTTGAAGCCCATCTCCTTGATCCGCTTTGCCAAATCGTGAACGTACCCGTTGGTCCGAGCCATGATAGTCCATGAACCCTCGTACAAGGGTATCTCATCGAGGTATGTCACCCATTCGACAGTGCCCTCTTCTTTTCTGGGCTTGAACACTTTGACGTGACGATCCTCAATCCGGTTGGCAATGGTCACAGCTAACCTGTGCACAGATGCAGGGATCCGGTACGATTGCTCAAGCACCTCCACTTGATCCGTGCTTGTGTTAAAAACACTAACATCCACGCCCGTCCAACGGTGGATGGCCTGATCGTCGTCGCCAGCAATAAAGACTTGATCAGATGCGTCAGCGATCTTTGCCGCCATTTCCCACTGCAATGGCGTGAAGTCTTGGGCCTCGTCGATAAACAAATAGTCAAGAGCAGGGGGCTCCCCCACCTGTATGTACTTATCAATCATATCAACGTAGTCGAACTTATTTGTCACCCGCTTGTACTCTTCGATCTGCTCATGCAGTTGCACCAACTTAGGATAAAATAAACTACGATCCCCTGCGTCGTTAAACTCCGTGTTCAAGTCCACCATTCGCAACCGTGCTCGGCCCACCATCTGTAAGTACACGGCCCCCGAACCTCCAATCGAAGGCAGTGACAAACCATCCTCAAGGTTGTTGGTCATCTTGCCCTCAAAGGTCAGGCCCACCATTTCCCCAATGTTGTCATAGTCCTGCTTGTTCATAATGTCGGTAGGCTGTAACCCTAAACCACGGAATCCAAACGAGTGGCTCGTCCGCATAAACGGAAAGTCTTTTGGCTCCAGTTGGAACTCGGCACATGCCCGTGTCACCATCTCCTCGATAGCCTTACGTGTGAACGAAATCACCCCTATGCGTGAGGGGTGCGCTCCTTGTACCAAAGCTGCCTTGATTTCTTCTATCAAACGATAGGTCTTGCCGCACCCTGGTGGGCCCAGGATTAGTTTAGCTTTCGGTATCATATTCTTTTCCTCGTGGTCTTGAGTTGACCCAATCCTCGATCTCGCTAAGAACCCAGCGACTAGACGACCGCTTGTTGGTTTCGTCACCCAACACAATCGGTTGTGGAAAACTGGTCGAGTTATGCGCCAACTTGTAAACGTAGGATTTAGACACCCCAAGCAGGTCAGCTACCTCTCCCACGCGCAACAGTCTGTTAGAATGGGATGTCATTACTCATCTCCTTTTTTGGCAATTCTACTTCTTCCTCATCAAATGCAGGGACAGCCCAACACCGTACAGTGCTTCTCTTTTCCCCCTTCGGTGTTCTTTTGACTACATTCAAATGGGTGTTGTCCCCGCCCAAGTCCCGTATCATTTGAGTAACCGCGCCTCGGCTCTCCACTTTGAACCTGCGGTTATGCAAGAACTCTAGCAATCCATCCAGTTTGAACTTCGTCACGCCGCCATCGGTCCACGGCTTGCCCATATCGATTTCCTCTGGTGCCATCGCACGAATATGGCTCGTGCAATAGGTGCGAAGCAGGTCGGAGAACTGTCCCTTGATTGTCAATTCCGCTGGTACATCGAGGAGCGTGGCTTGGTTCATCAAACTGTTAACCATCTGCTGCCACTTCTGTGCCTTGGTTGTCGGCGGCATGAACATACACTGGTCCATGCAAGCCCGTTGCCAAAGCGTTTGGTTCTGTAGCTGCTCCGTCGTCAGCGTAATCCGTGTGCCGTTCACATCCATAAAGTACAAGCGTGGCTCGGACAACATGATCGTCAAACCACCAACCTGCGGTGCATCAGGAGCCTCGCTTCCAATGCCATATTTAGACATCGCACAGAGCGATGGGTCACAGTAAGACTTGAACGGCTCGTCCTTGCAGGTGTACCCGTAGTCTTTCTTCTCATGCTGACTGATGATCGTCGTCACTTCTTTGGCTGGCAGCGGGGGGGAGAAGAGTGTACGGTTGTACTCCTCCAGTGACTCCTGCCAACTGTCAGGGAATTTATTCTTGCAGTACACCGCTATCATAAACAGCAGCTTGTTCCGAGGCTCAGACAATGGCCCGTTCTGAAACAGATACCGTAGGCACGGTGGTCCATCCTCAAAGTGTTGACGCACCTTCTTAACTGTACGCACCAGTTCCAATTCATCCAGCGATGTACGGTGGTCTTCGATCCAATCCAAGAACTCATCTAATTCCATGGCCTCGGTCGCCCCGTTATAGCAAAACCGTTGCGGCATCTCTGCGTCAAAGTATGGCATGTTGATGAAGTTGCCCACGTCCCCACGCTCGGCAATGATCTGATCCTGCTTCGGGAATATCTCACACCCACTGTGCCCCAACAAGATCGACATCTCCGTAAGGTACTCACGAACAATCGCGGCCTTTTCAAATTCTTTAAGAAACAAATACAAGTGCGCCCCGCCAGACTTAGATCGGCAATGCGCCAGCGGTAAATCCAACTGCTGTATCTTTTGCTGCAACTCTCTGTGGTTCAGGTCGTACACATCGATGTCGATGGCCCCAAATTTACACTCGTTGTTCTCGTTGATTGGTATCGCACCAACGCCGTGCTTCCCATCTATGTGGTCCTGCACCAGCTTCTCGGTCAGTGGCTCCCGAACAATTCTACTTTGACTTTCTGCTTTACCGTTCCGACTAACACGACCAACAACAGTCGTACCGTGAGCGTTCGTCGCACCGACGTACGCGGCAAGCAGCCTTTTTGCTTGTGACATAAACTGCTCCTAATGTGAATGGTGGGGGAGGGTTGAGTGGACATGTGGATCCCTCCCCCAAACTGCTTAGAACGGAATGTCGTCCCTTTCAGAGTTGGATTGAGTGTCATTACCCATCTCTGGTGCAGCTTTCACTTCACCAGCCGCAACGCTATCGCGGAACGACTTGGCTTCCAATAGGAGTTCGCGGTTCTCTAACAAACCGACCTTCTCGACAGAATAATTAAACCATGAACCTTGGTCATTAGCTTCCTCAACTGTCGTAAACCTCCACTGTGTAGCAAACAGCGGTGGCGTAATCAACTGCCCTGTCTTAGGGTGCTTGACTTTCTGCATCGCAATCTGCGTTTTCCAACGTCTACTAACCTTCAACTGAGACGACTTCATGTCGACCACAACAGGTTGGAAGCCGCCGTCGTCATCCAAGATCAGGCAATAGTGTTGATCTGATTTAACCAACTCGTTACCTGTCGGAAGCATCTCCTTCGCACCTTGGCGCTCGGTCCGTTTCAGTATTGGGTCCGTTGCCGAAATCTCGCCACGGAAACCACCACCCTGCTCACGCGGCGTGAACTCCAGATACTTTGTGGTTTGGAAACATGGGATGATAGTTATTCCATCTTCGCCTGTCCAAAGCTGCTTTGTCACAGTGTTAAACATGTCGCCCTGTTCTGCACCTTCAATGTACTCAGCTTCACGCTTCTTCAACTGTGGGGACATCGCTTGCAAGATACGCACGAACGGGATCTGCATCTCCGAACTGTCGTATGCTGTACCTTCACCCGCATACTCAAAGATGTCATCCAATACATCTGTGCTTAACTCTGCACTTTTTTTCTTTGCAACTGCGGTAGCCATCACGCTTTCCTCCGAATTTGTGCTGCGTTTGAAATGAACGCCCCGAACATATCGAGGTCGATTGGTTTGCCATCCGTCACACGTTCCTTCACGAACGCTTTCAGTGTGGACGGATGTACGTGGGTCTTGGTGCTCGGCTCAAAGCCAGCGTCTTCCAAGATGCTGATCACATTCTTGGCGCTGTTGTCCTGACCCTTTCCAAAAGAACAAGTAACATCGTTCTTAATGATGTCGTCGCACCCGTTCTCTCGCAGCCATGCGAAGGCTTCGTCTTTGCGATCCGCTGGGATCGATGCGCTCACGATCATCTTACGCTCGACGGTCACACCGTCTACGTCCAATCGCTCCACGCCCATCTCATCCATCAACTGCGGGATCGTCTCCACCGACATGCGATGCTTGTCCTGCTTCAATAGTTTAAGATGGTTTTCCGCGTCCTCGATCTGTTGTTCTACTCCGCGAAGTGCTCGGACCAGTTGGCTTAACTGCTTTCCTGTTCCTGTATCGACGTTAGCCAGTGCCTGACCTTCGTCAAATATGTCGTCGAATATATCGCTCATAAGTTTTTCCTCTTCAGGGTTGCTTTCTGCGGTAGCCTCGTGCTATCCGTAATGTAGACAATAGTGGAGATATGTAATGAGTGTCAACTACAAATTTAAATGTAAACCCTTCGACCACCAACTTTCAGCGTTGGATACAGGTTGGGATCGACCTGAGTTTGGCCTGTTCATGGAAATGGGTACGGGGAAATCAAAGGTTCTGATCGACAACATGGGCCTGTTGTATCAAGCAGGGCGCATCAACTTCGCTTTGGTCATCGCACCAAAGGGCGTGTACCGCAACTGGGTCTCCAAAGAAATCCCAGAACACATGTCCGAGGACATCCCGCATCGGGTGATCCGGTGGGTCGCGTCCCCAAACAAAACCCAACAGGCTGAGATGCGCTCGGTCAAGGACAAGTTCGATGGGCTCACCATCTTTGTCATGAACGTCGAAGCATTCTCTTCTTTGAAAGGTAAACAAGGGGGAGAGTGGATGGCTCGTGCGCTTGGGCCTCATGGCCTAATCGCTATCGACGAATCAACAACTATCAAAAACCACAAGGCCAAGCGCACTAAGAACTTGATGAAAATCGCATCGGGATTCAAGTACAAAAGACTGTTGACGGGCTCCCCTGTGACAAAAAGTCCAATGGATATATACGCACAGTGCGAGTTCCTGCGACCAGGTCTTCTGGGATACGACAGCTATTACGCTTTCCAGGGTAGATACGCCATCGTGCAACGCAAAACCATGGGATCACATGCGTTCCAACAGATCGTCGGTTTTCGCAACTTGGATGAACTCACAAACAAGATCGACATGTTCTCATACCGCGTCCTTAAAAAAGACTGCCTCGATCTACCCGACAAAATATACACCGTTCGCTATGTCGGCATGACCACCGATCAAGTAAACATGTACAACCAAATCCGGCAACACGCCATGGTCCTATTGGAAAACGGCGAGATGTCCACGGCCCCCGCCGTCATTACCCAGATGCTACGACTGCAACAGATCCTGTCGGGCCACCTCAAAACCGACGACGGTGATACCATCTATTTCCCGTCCAAACGCATGGACTCCCTCAAAGAAATTCTTGAAGAGCATGACGGCAAGGCAATCATTTGGTCCCGTTTCCGATACGACATCCAACAGATCACGCGTACGCTAAACGAAATCTTTGGTGAAGGGAGCGCCGCATCATACTATGGGGATACATCAGACGACGTCCGACAGTCCATAGTCCAAACATTCCAGAACCCAAACTCAAAGCTCCGGTTCTTCGTAGGCAACCCCGCCACCGCTGGGTACGGCCTGACGTTGACCGAAGCAAACCTCGTGGTGTACTATGCCAACGACTTTAATCTCGAAACCCGAGCGCAGTCAGAGGACCGCGCACATCGGATCGGTCAAAAGAACAACGTGACCTACGTCGACCTGATCACTGAGGACACAATCGATGAGAAGATCGTGAAGTCCCTCCAAGCCAAGATCGACATCGGCGCGAGAGTTCTAGGTGAGGAAGCAAAAGAATGGCTGAAACTAAAACCGACTACGAAGCTATAACCAAACTGATGGAAGAACGTGCCACGGGATACGCGTCCCGTGACACCGCAGCCAAAGAACTGGCTGAAATGATCGGGCTCGACATCGATGTCGCCCGTGCCTTCTGCTCAAACCTCAAGCCCAGAGGATCCGCAGGGATTGCCGAGGTGCGTGGGTATAAGAAAGGCGAGTTCCCCAAAAAGAAAACCCCGCCAGAGCGGGGCTAGTTTGTGAGGCAGTAAGGGCCACAGGCGTGAGACTCTTACCAATCGAGCAGTCGTTCGATAATTCAATCTATCATGCCGCTTCCATCTCCGCAACAGCTTTGCGAATAAGAACCGAAAGTTGACGCGACATCGAACGCTGCTCACTGTCGGCAAGCTTCCGCAGCAGTTCATGGTCCTCCTTAATCAGACCAACATTCTGAAACTGCACCTTGTCTTTTTCTTTTAACTTCTTTCGTGCCATTTTTGTCTCCAGTTGTAAGCCAGTTGTTATCAGCTTATACAACATTTGTTTCTAGTGTTCAAGCAGTTCGCACTTGATACAACGCCATGGAATGTCGTCACGTTTGTCCGCATAATTTGGAATGCAATGCGCTATGACCTCGTCCCCTTCTTCCAAGTCAACCTTGTCCATCAGCCGCTTGCTGAAAAATACAGCGTCCCCATCGTCGTTCACACCAAAACCACTGCCTGAATAGGTCGTCGCTTCGATCAAAACAACCATCTCCGCGGTCTCAAACTTGTTCTTAGTCTCAAAACCTTGGCTCATGCGTTTCTCCTTGATTGTGTTTGTTCTTATAATAATTGAGTTGTTGAACAAGGCCCTCAATCCTCGGATCTCGGTAGTTCTCCCACTCGATGTCGTCGATCTGCTTCTGTAGTCTTTTGATTATGTCGCTTATCAGATCCAATTCCATCGTCCTTCTCCCATGGTGGTTGAGACAAGGTTACAGTCTCATGACCATACGCCATCTTGCGCTTGTACCCCTGCCACTCTTTCTCTGCTTCTGTCCATCGGCTCATATCGTCTTCCCCGCTTCTCGCAGTGCCTTCACAAAATTATCTAGCTCTTCACGAGCAGCAAACAATTCACGTTGTATGTTTGGACGGGCATCCTTCCGGTATCGCTCATCCTGTAAATTGTCCACTTGCTGCTTGAGCCATTTCAATTGTGCTGCTTGGAACGTGCTCAACTGCTCATCACCCATTTTTTATAACCTCCGGTCTTAATTCGGGCCTTAGTATGTACGAAACCTCCTCCGATACATAACACTCCATCATGATGTCGGTGCCGTACAACTCATACAAATGATTATAAAGAGGATCAAACAACCTGTCGTTCATCGCCTCAATGCAACGGCTCTCCCGATCATACCATACCGCCGCTTTAACAGGCTCACCGTCAATCGCGTAACTGATCACCAACGCAGTATAGTAATAAATCATCTGACAACTTCCCAAACATTCTCCCGCGCAACGTTGTCCTCAGTGTCCCTGATCAAACCCTGCTTGTGCAAAGCAGTCAGGGTCGCCCGAATAATCGTCAGCTTCAAACCGGTTCGATCCGCCAACTGCCGCGCAGTCCCCGCACCTCGGCCCAACTCAGCAAGGATCTGCTCCTTCCGCGTTAGCTTCTGGTTGGTCTGTTGCTTGCGCGTCATCCTGTCCCACATTTTCTTAAACATTCTTTGTCTCCTTTTCACTATAGATGTCTATCACTCCGACACCCTCCATCTCTGCGCCCGTAAGTGCAGAAAATTCCTCCCGTGCTAATTGCGCAGCTTCAACGCTGTTCGCCGCTTCAACCAACACCAACCGAGAAACCACGCCCTCGCATACTACTTCATACGTTTTCATTTCTTTCAGATACCTTTCTTCTAGTCCCATTAACCAAAACGTTGTCGCGTCAAACTCAACACGCAACAACTCATCTCGTATCTCGCACCAACGGTTCATGTTGATCCCCGTCTCCTCGATAAACTCTTTCGCACTGTTCGTCTTAACAAGGAACTCCAGTGGACTTAGCTTCAGATAGCCTCGATTGCTCAGATACGTCTTCGTTCTTGTTTGCAGCCGCAAGTACCACATAGTCTTTGGGTCTTTGCTGCGCTCCAACGCACCATCATAACAGTCCAGTTTCCATAGCCAGTTTCGGATTGTAGCCGAGGTCACGCCAAACTCTTTCGCGATCTCCTTCTGAGCGATACCCTCGTCATGCATAGCCTTGGCCTTGACCCACCTGTTATCAAGTTTCCGCATCGCTCCAATCCTCCTCGTACTCAACCAACGGGGCCGTGTATTCCCGACACTCCTTGTCTGTCTGCACCTGTTCCTTCACGAACTTGATGAAATCAGAATACTCCCACTTCCATACCACGCCAGTGAACCGATCAACCGCGTCCCTCTGGTCCTTGGTCAACGTCTGCCAGTACAGATACAACTTGTTGCAGTATCTCGCTTGGTCATCCCATTCCTCCGAGTCCAACTCGTCTTCAGGATCAATCAAATCCATCCAGTTAGACAAGGTCGGGTCGGTGATGTCAGCCTCGATCAATCTATCTAGTTCACTGGTCATCGGCACACTCCATACACACCTCCGCATCCTCGCCCATGATCTTAGTCACAGGCATCCCACAATCGCACAGCCGCTCCATCTTACCGTCACCGCTGCACGTCTCGCAGACCTCACGAACCTCCTCCACATATCCAATGTCTCGGGTGAAACTCTGAGGCCGAATAATCTCAAAGTAACTGTAACCCTCACCATCGCAGTCCGCACAACAGTCCATGATCGGCGTCTCTTGCAACTCAAGCAACATCTCTTTCATCTTACCCATTGTTCTTGATCCTCTGATTAACTCCCAAATTGTAAATCAACTCACGCTTGAAATCATCAAGCCGCTTGTAAATGTACTTCAAATCCGCAATCTCCGGCGCATCAGGGTCATAGTTCCCCATGACGTCCTCAATGCGGTCGATCACATAATGCATACAGATACGGTCATCCATCACGCCACCTCCATTTTATAAACAGGAATAACAAAACCCGTGTTCTGAAAGTTCTCGTCAGCATATTCTCGCGCCTCCGAAACACAACAAAAGGGACCATACGTCCGAGAAGCCGCAGGAGAACGATCCTCATCACCCTCCGCATCAGGAACCATGTTCAACCAAACATCCCCCTCGTCACATTCAAATATCATCGCGTGCCTCGGCTCAGACATATTGATACTCCTCAATAAATGCGAACCCGCCGCCGTTGCCCTCTTCGTCCATCGACAAAGACATCTCAACAGTCTGTCCGCCCAACCGTAACGTAAACACAGGGAACGGCTCCAAGGCATACTCGTCCTCAACAAACCGAAACCCTATGATCTTCGCGCCAACCAACTGGCTGTAATATTTCTCCATGTCCATCACGCTTCCTCCTCCTCGAACTCAGGCGTCCAACTTTCATCCACGCCATTCAGATACTGGCCCTCAAACAAACCACCCTCGTCCTGATAGTCAGCGTCAACACTAATACCCATCGAATGCAGCTTGTCCCACACTGGAATAGGCGGACCCCACGCCGTCCAACAGTTGAACGAAAACGATGCGTTCATACTCGCAGGATCAACATCCTCGTCGTCATGCAACGTCAGCGGCTGCGTGATCTCAACCTCCGCAACATCCCACTTCGTACCCCAGTTCTCAACACGCCAGTCATACCAACCCTCAACATCAAACCCCTGCCACTGGGTCCGCGGCGCAAGCCACTGCTCAAACGGCATCGGCTTGATCAACTGACAGAATTGTGGGTTCAAAGCCCGACCCCCATTGTGAGGATCATAACCGTTCTGGGTCAGCGCGTTATAGATTTCCTTCACCAAGAACCTCGGCCCATGGATGTGGACCCCCTGATAACAATGATTAGGCATTCTCTTTCCTCCTGATTAAAATCCCCCCGACAGCACAGTCGTAAGTGATCACAACCTCATCGCCAACACGCAACTTGCTGTTCACAATCTCCGAACCAACAATGTCAACTATCGGGCGGTCACCCTTCCCCGACACCTTGCGCTTGCCAGTCCCCTCCTCGTTCTGAACCAACGCCATGCCTCCCTCACGCAACGGTAACCGAATTACGTTAAACCGTACGCCGCGCTCAAAACCCGCCGCAACCAACCGCTTGCCCTCCAACCAAATGCGAGGACGACCACGGTTCGCTCGGATCGTATACTCCTGTAGTAAAATCATGCCAAAGCCCCCCACTGCATAGCCATCGCATCCGCAATGCCCCTGTAAAACTTCGACCGCAACTTCCAACGATCCGCACTCGGCGGTAACTTGTGACACTCATCCCGAGCCGTCGATCCATCCAAACTCCCAGTCCGAACCAACTTCGGTAAATTACGCAGCCACAAACAGGTCCGCTTCTTCACATTGTCCTCACTGTCGTCAGCCTCCGCAAACTCCCAAGGCTGTATGCTCTGAGCAAACGGCTCGTAGTTCTTAATCCGAGCCTTCGCATGCTTGTGCATCACAGGGTTCTCAACCGCGACCATCGGTATATGATCCACGTTCCATACATCCGAAAATAATGCAGCACCCTCATCCAACTCACGCCACATCTCTTCCAACGTCCGATTGGGCGGAGCCTTGTGCAACCAACGAACACCAGAATTACACAACCTCGTGCAAGGCGGATGCATCACCGCCAATAAATCCCAGTCACCACGCATCACGTTCCGAATGTCATCCTGTATGTGACGATTAGTCGGAGTGTCCGCAGGTAAAATATCACAGGACCACGCATCATGGCCCATTCTCAAAAACGCATCACGCACCGTGCCTGATGTCTCGCAACCAATAAGTACCTTCATGATCACACCTCCTCTTTGCAAGAAAAGAATGTGAGAAGAGACTGATCAGTCTCCCAGAAACCATCCGCCCACTCCAACCATTTGGTGTGCGCTTCTTCTTTGGTAGTGGCAGCGATCGATGTCTCAAAGAAATCACCGCCCTCAACTTCACGCCATGTAAAAGTAAATGTAGTCATAGATCTTTCCTTCTCTACTTGTTGATAGCTTGTAAGTTAGTTGAAAGTTGTAGGGCAGTCAAGCCCCACGTTCGTTCTCGAAAAAATCCTCCACCATTAAATGCACACGGTACAACGTGTCGATTGCAAAAGACGAGGATTGGCTGTCGTCCCAGAGATACAACTTCCTGATCGTGGGATAGGAAATCCCGTCCCATTCAATACGCATCGTGTAGAAATGATTTGTGTCATGCATACGATCAAGAAATGCCTTGATCGAACCGCAACGACCAACAGCAATTTCTAACGCATGTTGGATTTCAGATATTTGTTTGTGGGGGTGTTCCATTTACACTTACTCCTATAATTATAATTATTTTTATAGCAGGTGTAAGGAAAAAGGCAAGCGGTTCGCGGCTCTTGGTCCTGTGTTTACCCTTATAACAGTTTTTTCTAGATTTTTACGACCACCGTTCAATCCCTTTCAAATTTAATGTAATCAGCGTAATAAGTGTAATCACCCATTGAAAACATTGCAAAAAACTGCCCTGAGAAGATTACACTTGATTACATTTATTACGTTTTCGCTGGAGAAACCCCCTATACTAGAGTTGCACTGGGTGCATGAGCCCCTTTGCAAACGCATAGCTCCACCTGTCTATTGAAAACTTTTTGCCCTTGGTTTAACTTGTGGTCAGAACACAACGAGGCAGACATGGCATCCCTTGAGAAGAAAATTGAACAACAACACGGTCGCCAACTGACCAACCGACAGAAGACGTTTGCTAGACACATTGTCGAGGGCATCTACTCGAATGCTGAGTGTGCAAGGAAAGCAGGGTATGTAGAAACAAAGGCCAAAGACTATGCCTCTGTTCTGCTTAATGGCAGAGACTACCCACATGTTCTGGAATATATACAGGAACTAAGAGAGGAACGAGAGCGGCGATATGGTGTGACAACTATTGGTCAGCTTGAGCGGCTGCATAAGTTATCCTTGGGTGCGGAAGACGCGGGGCAATTCTCTGCGGCAATCAACGCTGAAAAGATACGGTCTGCCTTGGGTGGTTTGACGGTTGACAGAAGGGAAAACATAAACACCATTGATCAGATGTCGCGGGATGAGATCACCGCTCGACTGGCTGCATTGCAGAAGCAATATCCTCAAGCGTTTGTGATCGAAGGTACAGCAAAGGATATTACACCGGATGAGCAAGGGACCAGAGGCGAACTTTTGGCAATCGATCAGGAGCAACCTACCGAAGAATAGCTTTGCTACCCGCATTGAGAACAAGCACGGCGGCGGTGTGCCAGATGTCCACATGGTATGGGATGGCCTACCGTTTTGGATGGAATTGAAAGTAGCCAAATCGAGCGCAGTAAAAGTCTCGCCTCATCAAGTCGCTTGGAACATGGCATATTTTGTGCGCGGCGGTGCAAATTTTTTCTTAGTAAAGAGGGCCTTGGAGCGTGATCTATTTTTATTTCGGGGGGATGCGGGGCCCGACCTTGCGTCCTGCGGGCTGTCCTGCGGCCTTGGTACGCGGTTCACGGACCCTGCGGCCTTGTTCGAGGGCCTGCGGCCCGAGCTAGAGCGTATCCTGCGCCCTGCGCCCTAGCCCTGCGCCCTGCGCCCTAGCCCTGCGGCCCTGCGCCCTTGTTTGTTTATTGTATCCGGTCATGTGCCGTGGAACAAGGGCCATGTGCCAGGGGGAAAGTTTCTGTCATAAACTTTCCCTTGACATGGACAAGGGGCCAATGGCCCCTGGTCTTTAGTGTTCTACTATTGCGATTGATTTTGCGTTGCTGGATCCCTTGCAAAGTTTACATGCGGTACACTGGACGCGGCGTCCTGCCTCTTTTGACGCGGGGCATAGGGCCTCGTTCGCGCGGTCCAGCTGTCCAAGATCCGCGATTACGCGGAATGTGCGGCGGCCCGCTTTCCAATGTGCGATTGCTTCCGCGTGTGAGTCTGCGCTTTGCATTGCGATTTCTGGTCGCCAAGGTTTTTGGTGTGTGTAGGCTGTCCAAGTATCGCACTCGGACAGCAAATCGTCCCAAACTTCGGACGGTACGGCAGCGGGGTCGCCGTATGTACCGACGCGGACAAAGCGACCGCGGCCCATGTCTTTTATTTGATTGATCTTGAACCCGTCGCCCTCTACCACTAGCGCCTCTTTATAAACGCCGCGCTTGTATGCTTTAAAGACAATTAAGACACCTTGCCCAAGATTAACGTAGCACTTGCGGCCCTTGGCAATCTTGCGCTTGGGATCCGTTGTAACTTCCCCGCGCATGGGACAAGATCCGCAAATTGAAAAGTCCGCGCCCGTCTTGCTGGCTTCGAGCGGGTTAATATCCGCGCGCAAGATGTAGGTTTGCACGACGTGTCCAGTCTTTTTGTTACGGTTTGAATAAGTCGCGATAACGACTATTGGCTTACCATCCAAGAGGCTTGGCCCGTTGTAGATGATTGCATGTTGCATGTTCATTCCTTTCTAATTGAACACTGACAGAGTATAAAACTTCCAAGCTAGATACAAGTAAAAAGTTTTATAAGCTTGCGGCCCTGCGCCCTGCGGGCTCTCTTTTCCTGCGGGCTTGCGGCCCTGCGCCCTGCGGGTTTTCTTTTTTCTATTGTCCAGGGGACAAGGAAAAGGGGCCTTGCGGCCCCTCTTTTACGGTGCGGTGATAACTTCCTGGTCGATAAGTTCCTGGGCCATGCGCCCGAAGGATCCTTGCAGCGCCCAGGCTAGGCCGGTGTCGACCAGGTATTGCCAGGCTTCGATTTGGGTTTCCTGATCCGCGTCTAGTGCGCCTTCGGCAATTAGCGTTGCGTTGATGGGTGTCATTTCAATCATAAAAAATCGGGGGATCTTTCGATCCCCCGCCTCCTATTATGTGCGCTCTAACATGTTTTGAAACTCGCGCCGCGCTTCCTCGGCAGCTTCGCGGCGTAACTCTTTTAGCTTGCGTAAAAGATCTGTGGCTTTCCAATTATTAGAACCGCCCTCTTCGTTAGCCACGTTTTGCAGCACGTCGATCAGCTGCGCGACGTCTCCCAGTTTGATGTCAACTAGGATTTCAAGAGTTTCTTCTTTAACGTAAGATTTTTTCATAGCGCTTTCCTTTATTGCTAGAATCGAGGCACCATTGCCTCTGACACCTTGGTAGCATGGATGTGCCAAGTAGTCCACAATTAATTACAAGTAGCACACAACTAATTAGGGTAGGTCATCGCTATACTTTCGGGTAGCCTGCGGCCTGGCTCAGATCCTGCGGGCCTGCGGCCCGCAGGGCCTTGCGCCCTTGACAAAAAACCCTGCGGGCTTGCGCCCGCAGGGGAAAGGAAAGACAGCCCATTATCCCAAGGGCCAGGGGATTTCGATTACTTGCCGCAACAAGGGCATTTGTCTTTCTTCAATGTGTTTAACCTGGTGGTGATCGATGTGGTGGTACGTCTGATGCACCATGCCAGGCAGTGGATAACGTCGCCTCGTTTCCCTGTGCCTTCGTACTTGTTCATGAATGACAGCATCAGGTTATCTTCTTTCTCTTCCCAAGGTAGTGACATCCTGTTCCAAAATCTTTGAGCATACGCTGGATGATCCCATTGGTTCAGTCTTGCCTTGCGAACCATGTCGCGCCCGTCGTTGAGGGCGCGTTTGAACTCATCGTCATAGATCCAGCGGCTATCTACTACAGGCTCTCCATTGCTGTAGTATTCGCCTGTTTTCCATACATGATGATCTATTTTCATGTCGTTACTCCTAGTAAAATGAACAGCATCGCAAACAATGCGACGCAGCCCAGTACATCCTCGAGTACCGTGGTCTGACGACCACGGCACCATTTAATTAATGTCTCGATAGCGTGAAACATCAGAGCATTGCCTTTAGCTCTTTCTTGATCTCACGCGCCTTGTCGCCGCGCCATGTTCCGGCGTTCGCCAGAAAGTAACTCACTACTGATCTACCGCTATCATAGATGTAATTGTCATCGATGCTGTTGAGCGAGTGCATTGCCTCAAGGTAAGGTACCGCGCCAAAGTAAACTTTGTTCCAGTCTGCGCTGATCTCTTTCGCGATTGTGCTTATTGGTCTAGTCATGTTCTTTCCTTTCTTATTGAACAAGTAGAGTATACCCCGCTTGTGGGCGGGGTACAAGTGTTTTTATCGCATCATAGCATCAGCAGCGTATCTTAGGCGACGGTCGATATCCGCTTTGAATTTTGCTTTGGTGAGCGTTGATGCATTGGTATGTAGACCGATATGATCTTTCACGTCTTCGGGTGTTATTGGTCGACGTTTCCCGTTTTGGTTTAACCATGTCCCGTGAATAGTCTCGATCATATAGCAGCGGGTGTAGAACTCTTTCCAATTGTCTTCGGTGATTTCGTTCATTGCCACTGACATGGTGCCCCAGATTAGAGCGTTAGTGATGGGCCAAACAGCGTCATCTTTATAGTCTGCTGCCACTTTGGTTAGATCATAATTTAAAGCCATCGTCTTTCCTTTCTAGTTGATGGGTGGGGACCGAAGCCCCCAGTTGATTAATCGGCAAGTATGGTGAAACGTTTGGTCGCTGTGTTCTTGCAATAGTTTTTCCAAGAACGGGGTTTGTTTTCTTTCCACCATTGCAGGTTCGGAACCGTGGTGCGGATGCTGACTGACCAGATGGCCCAGCCATTGGTTACTGCGTCGAGACGCAGCTGATCACGCTTGCCTTGAAGTTCTTTGATCTGGGCCTCGATGTCCGCGATCTGACCTAATGTTTCATATTTAGTCATTGTCTTTCCTTTCTGGTTAAACTGTAACGCTTGTT